GCGGAATTCTAACGGCCCCACGGGCCGATTTAACGGTCCCCTCGGCCCCCTCCCCCGGGACTGGCCCTATGCCGCTTCCTACGGCCGCGCCAGCCCCGGGAAACACCGATCCACGCACGGCCCCCGCCGGTGTGGTCGGACCCTACGCCGGACCCCACGGTCAGGCTTCGTAGCAATTGCCATACTTGTCTCTAATTGCTACCACTGACACCACGCCCCACCTCGGGGCGGGTGTCTAACCCGACGAAGGAGGGTAAAAAATGAAACGGCATTCCATGTCGCGCCGTGCGTCCAGGAAGGATTTCTCACGCAAGGCTTCTCGGACGCATAAGCGTAACAATCTGAATCCCATGCGCGGCGGGATTCGCGCCTGATGCCTTGCTACTCCCCCATAGACGGCTACAGAGGCCCGGGAGGCCGTCTGGTCGCTGTCAAGGGGAAATCGCTCGCGGGGGTCCCTCTCAAGGTCCCCTGCGGGCAGTGCATCGGCTGTCGCCTCGATAAAGTCCGCGACTGGGGCACTCGAATTGCCCATGAAGCCCAAATGCACGACGAAAATATATTCGTAACGCTTACTTACTCGGATGAGTATTTGCCTGATAACTATTCTTTGAATGTTAGAGACCATCAACTATTCATGAAGCGTTTACGCAAAAAATTAGATCCACTTAAACTTCGATATTACTCCTGCGGGGAGTATGGCGACAAAAACGGTCGCCCCCATTACCATCAAATCTTATTCGGCTATCGGCCTTCCGACGCGGTGCTCTGGCGCGTCACAGAGAACGGTCACAAATATTTCCGTTCGCAGCTCTTGGAGGAAACATGGGGAATGGGACACGTCGAATTTGGCGACGTCACTGCACAAAACGGTGCCTATGTGGCTGGCTATGCCTTGAAGAAAATGAAAGGAGCCATTGCGAAAGACCACTATCAGAGGGTCAACCCGCTGACTGGCGAGCTCGTCGTAGTCGAGCCGGAATTCGCCTTAATGTCTTCGAACCCCGGAATCGGCTCCGGGTGGTTTGAAAAATATGAAACGGACGCCTTCCCTTCGGATTTCGTCGTAATCGACGGAAAAAAGCGTCCAGTACCGTCCTATTACAAGCGGAAACTGAAAGACCGCTTCCAGCATCCCGGTTCGGACCCCGACCGGCTGATCCCCATCGACGACGCGAAACTTCGCGCCGATCGTGCGTTAAACTTTGCGAAAGGAAAGGAGGAGCACACTACACCTGAGCGTCTCGCTGTCCGCGAGGAGCTCGCCCATCTGAAACAGAAAAACTACACCAGAAACTTCGATTCGGAGACTTGACATGATGCTACTTGCTTACTGCCTGTATGATACGAAAGTCCTTGACTATCGTGCACCGATCTTCGTTGCTCACCACGCTCAAGTCGAGCGTTCGTTAAAGGAGCTGGTCCTTGATCCCACTACTGAAATCGGCCGTCACCCTCACGATTTCCATCTATACTTTATTGGCGATTACGATAGTGCTACTGGCCTTCTTCGATCCGGCCCCATAGAAAACCTCGGACCGGTCGCCCAATATCTCCCGGCCGATCTGACTCGGCTCAACTCAACCGATCTTCTCGCGCAGGTTCTACGCGAAAAGGCGTCAGCGTAAGTCCCCGCAACTGGTCCCCGCTTCGGCGGGGGCCTTTTTTCATAGGTGAACCATGAAACTGAATTCGGTAATGCAGCACAGCTTCTCGACTGTGCCACAGGCTCAGATACAGCGGTCCAGCTTCGACCGCTCTCACGGCATGAAAACTTGTTTCGACTCGGGCAAGCTCATTCCGATCTTTGCGGACGAAGTGCTCCCGGGCGACACGTTCAATCTGCACATGACCGCCTTTGCCCGTCTCTCGACGCCCCTGAAACCGTTGATGGACAACGCCTACCTCAACACGTTCTTCTTCTTCGTCCCCAATCGCTTGCTCTGGAAAAATTGGGAGAAAATGAATGGTCAGCAGGACAACCCCGGCGACTCCACGGACTATGTGGTGCCTCAGGTCGAGGCTCCCGCTGTCACTGGCTGGGATTATGGCTCTATCGCTGATCACATCGGGCTGCCGGTCGGTGTCCCCGGTCTCCGTAGCGCTGCCCTTTGGCACCGTGCATACAACCTCATCTGGAACGAATGGTTCCGAGACCAGAACCTTCAGGACAGAGTGCCAGTCCCTACAGATGATGGCCCTGACGACCCAACGGACTACACTATTCTGCGACGCGGAAAACGGCACGACTATTTCACTTCCGCTCTCCCTTGGCCCCAAAAGGGCGAATCGGTAAGCATCCCTCTCGGTCAGACTGCTCCCGTCATTGGTCTCAACAACGGCGCTGCCCCGATCTTCCGTTTCGATGCGGGCGCTACAACTGCACTGGGTTGGAACGCATCCGGCACTGATCCTGCGGCTGTTCGCACAACCACGGCAAACCCGGGCGGCTCCGGCACTCTCCGGTGGGCTGACACGCAGCTCGAGGCCGATCTGTCGGAAGCCTCGGCCGCAACCATTAATCAGCTCCGTCAGGCTTTCGCGGTCCAGCGGCTCTATGAAAGGGATGCACGTGGCGGCACTCGTTACACGGAAGTTATCCGCGCTCACTTTGGTGTGGTCTCCCCGGACGCTCGGTTGCAGCGGCCTGAATACCTTGGAGGCGGCCAGTCGGCTGTGCTCGTCGCCCAGGTGCCTCAGACTTCTTCGGCTGTTGATGACTCCCCCCTGGGCAATCTCGGCGCCTATGGCACCGTCACCGCGCACGGTCACGGCTTCTCGAAAGCGTTCACCGAGCACGGCGTCATTCTTGGTCTTGCGTGTATCCGCGCTGACTTGACCTATCAGCAGGGCTTGCCCCGCATGTTCTCTCGTCGGTCGCGCTTTGACTTCTTCTGGCCCGCGCTCGCGCACATTGGCGAACAGGCCGTGCTCTCAAAGGAGATTTACTGCGATGGAACTGCCGGCGATGAAACTGTCTGGGGCTATCAGGAGCGTTTTGCGGAATACCGCTATAAAAATAGCTACGTCTCGAATCAGCTTCGAAGCAGCTACCCCCAATCTCTTGACATTTGGCACTTGTCACAGGAGTTCGGTAATCGGCCCCTGCTTAACAGTGCTTTCATACAGGAGAATCCGCCTATTGCCCGTGTGGTGGCGGTCCCTTCGGAACCGCAATTTATCTTCGACAGCTATTTCAATCTACGCTGCGCGCGGCCTATGCCCGTCTATGGTGTGCCGGGTATGATTGATCACTTCTGAGTGTTTCACGTGAAACAATGGGGGGCTTCGGCCCCCCTAACGTTATGGAGGCTTCAATGGAATGGCTCGGTGCTGGTCTCGCTGGTGGCGCTTCGCTCATCGGCGGCGCAATGAACAACAACAACCAAATGCAACTCGCGCAGCAAAACAATCAATTCAACGCAATGATGCAATTGCAGTCTCAGCAATACAACGCGGAACAGGCTCAGCTAAATCGCGATTGGTCGGAGCGCATGTCGTCAACGGCGTATCAGCGTGGCGTTCGTGACATGAAAACTGCGGGTCTCAATCCTGCTCTGATGTTCGGCTCTGGCGGTGCCTCCTCGACGCCTTCGAGCTCACCGGCGTCTTCTGGCTCTGGCGCTCCCGGGTCAATGGCAATGGTCCGTGATGTTATCGGTCCCGCGGTGGAAAATGCCGTCCGGGCCTTTCAAGCTTCGTCTCAAAACACGGTCAATCAATCGTCCGCTCTCCGCAATGCGTCGGAATCGGCTGCGGCCGATGCCTACAAGGTTAAACTCGGAAAGGAAGCTAACGGCGTCCAGCTCGACAATGAACGCAAGGCCATCGAAAACCTCTATACGGCGGAAGTCATTCGCGCCGGTATCGGTGAAAAATCCGGCAACGCAAAAGTCGCGGAACAGGTCGTAAAAAACGGTGTGCAAGGCGTCAGAGAAAGTGCTTCCCGTATCCCGGTCAATGAACAAGACGCCCGAGGCAAAGCTGCGCGGACAGACCAATTTCTTCGTACTGGCGATGATCCCAAAGCCGGAACCCTCGACATCGTGTCTCAACGTGCTCAACGCGCCGTCGCTGGCGCTGTAACTGCTCTTGGAAATGGAATGGACAAACCTTCGTCCTATCACTCCGCCTTCGCTAATCGTCTCGCCATCGAACGGGCTAAGGCCGTTCGGCAACATGGCGGTAAAAACGGCTTCGGCCGTCTCGTGCCAATGTCTCAATAATCGCTAACCGAATGCCCTTGGATGCTTCGTCGTTAGCCTCAATGCTGCTCCCGGGGGTGATAACCCCGGATAAGCCACTAAGTCGCGTCCTGACGTAATCGTCGCGAGTGGCCCCCACCTGCGGGGCCTAAAAACCATTTGCGATAGTCTTACCCTGTCGCAATACTAACCGTCCCCCCCAACGGGGGGCGGTGTGGCGGGGGGCCTTGCGCCCCCCTGCCACGCGAGCTGCCCGCTTTAGCGGGCGGCGAGGCCCCAACCTTGGAGAATCTACTATGTCTCACTATGCTCACAAACCCCGTCATGCAGTAAAACTTGACTGCGGTGAAGAACTCGTAACTAAACAATCCCATAAAGATGAATGTGATATCCATAAAATACTTAAACAATACAGAAAAACAGGAATCATTACTCATATTACTCAACGTCAGGCGCTCTATGCTGATCTACCCTCCTCGATGGACTATCAGGAGGCCATCGAAATGGTCCGTGAAGCCTCTGAAAGCTTCGCGGAACTGCCTTCGGCGGTTCGTGAACGCTTCGGAAACGACCCCTATAACCTCCTCGCCGCTCTCGGCGATCCTTCCATGAAAGCCGAGCTCACCGAGCTCGGCATTCTAACGGCCCCA